CTAGTCGCCTGAATGCTTTGCTAGGTTGATTATGTTGGCCATGCGGCCGGAAACTTCGATGATTACGCCCCGCTTTTCAGGGCTGGCGCTAACGATGATGGTGTCGATCAGTCCGCGTATGGCAGTTGTGGCGCGGGCGCCGGATACGCCACCAGCGCTGAGAGCAGCGTCAAGTTGAGCTACATAGTCGCGATAGCGATCGACAGCCCCGTTCGATAATTCGAGCGGGGCTTCTTCGTCGATGGCGGCAATCTGTTGGCGGGTATCAGCAAGTTCGGCGCGGGCCGTTCGGAGTCTGTCCTTGAATTCCGCGAATTCGCCGGCACCGTCTTCAATCGCGTCGACCAAGCGGGTGATCTTGCTGGCAAGTGATGTGGCTTTTCGTTCTAAAGGTGCGCGAATATTGTTGGCTTCGGCCTTACGGGTTTTGATGCCAGCGTTGTAGCGCTCCACGAAAAGCGTAATTGCTTCCTCGTTGAGTAATGCATCTTTTAGCTGACCCAACACCCGTGCTTCATAGACACTGGTGCTTATGATGCGCGTGTTCGAGCAATTGGCTTTGTCGCGCCGATTTGTGCAGCCCCATTTGTTCGAGCCGAGTACCGACCAAGTGCCGCCGCATTCGCCGCATTTGCCTAGCTGGGAGAGAAGTCGCTTAGGCCGTGGTGGTCCGGGCTGCCGCCTGACTGATTTATTAGGGTGTGTAGCATAAATCGCCGCAACCGCAGCCCATTGTTCGTCAGAAATTATGCGCAGATGAGGGACGTCTACAGATCGCCATTCTTCAATGGGAAGCACGCGCGCGAGGACTTTCCTCGTTTTTGGATGATGGTAACGACGGGTTCGGCCATAGACCATGACGCCCCGATAGAGGTTATTGCGGATTATGCCTGTGGCTCGGCCTCGACTGCCGTGGATTGAATATGTGCGCCAAGCCTTGCCTCCTGGTGCCGGAACGCCTTCTTCGTTCAACCCCTTTACGATCAAGCGGGCGGATGCACCCGCTTGCAACGCGGCCAGCTGGTCAGCGGTCGATAGGGGGTTCTGCAAATCGGAAGAGAAACGGGCGTAGGGAAGTGCCTGCCCCGCATATTGTCGAGGCGCTGGCAAGAGAGCGCCGTAGACGATGGTTGGAGGGGGTATTCAACCTGTTCACAGGCCTGCGGCATGAACGCATTCATTTTCTGTTCTTTGACGAGCGGGGCGAGGCGAGGGGCAATCTCTATTTCGACGGTTGCATCAACGCGGCGCAGTTCGATCTAGCCTTGGTGCTGCGATCAGCGCTACTGCGAGACGCGAGTTCGATCGTGGTGGCGCACAACCATCCTGGCGGGCGGCCGGAACCGTCCAGTGCAGACGTCGCGTCAACATTGCGGATTATCGAGGCATGCAAGATGGTGGGCATCAGTTGCTCGGATCACCTGATTGTCGCCGCCCACAACATATTCAGTTTCCGCGAGCAGGGACTGATGTGAGTATGGAGGACGGAGCGTTAGATGTCCGTGCTGCCCTGGAAGGGCTGATCGTTTCACGCGGCGCGAATTACGCTGATCTGTCCCGGATGATCGGTCGCAATGCCGCCTATATCCAGCAATTCATCAAGCGGGGCATACCACGCAAACTAGGCGAACGAGATCGCCGTTTGCTGGCCAGCCATTTCGGTGTGCCGGAGCAATTGCTGGGTGGAATGCCGGCCGACCAGTCGACGTCGCCTAGGCCAATCTATGGGGCTATTTCCGTTCCGTGGCTATCATTGGGTACCCCTCCCGATAGTCGAGCAGTGAATGGAAAAGGGCGCGTAATGGGTGAGATCGCCTTTGACGCACGATGGCTGCGAGATCTGGAAGTGCAACCTGGAAGGGTAGCGATAGCAAGGATGAACGGCGAGGCCATGTCGCCGGACATTCGTGACGGCGATGTCGTGATGGTTGACCATGATGATGGCGTCGGGCGGCTACGCAACGGGATATATGTGCTGGAACTCGACGGAGTGATGATGGTCAAGCGGATATCTATCGGGCCAAAGCGCGGCCGGTTCAGCTTGTTATGCGACAATCCGCATTATCCAAACTGGCTCGACATCGATCCGGCTTTAGTGAACATTACCGGTCGAGTGGTTTGGATGGGACGGTCCGTCAGGTGAAACACCACAAGGAGTGCGCGCCGGTCGGCAAACGGTGCGACTGAACCTTGGCACCTAAAAGCAAGGCGCATAGGCGATGTTGAGGCGAATTTGGAACTGGCAGACACGAAGTCTATGGGTTTGGATACCTCTTTGGGCATTCGCCTTCCTGCTTCTGGGCGACTTTCTGCTGTAGTTAGGCCTGATGAGAATTCTGCGCAGCGGTCGTTGTTTCCATCTTTAGCGCGGTTATGAAACCGCCGCCTCTGTCCAGGCTATGCGTCACCTCACTGATCAACCAGGTGCCATCGATCCCGACCTTGATCCCGCTGACGGTCGCGCGCAATTCGGGGTAGATATCGGCGCGGCCGAGCGCCAGTTTCATATCCAGTGTCGCCGGCGCGCGCTTGAGCCGGTCGCGTTCCGCCACGGCCGCGCGCTTTGCCGACGCCTCGTCCGCATAAGTCTTGCGCAGCCGCTTGGCGCCATCCTCCTTGCCCACGGTCACGGTCTGACGCTTGGCACCCTTGCGATCGTGCCAACTGGCCGTCACGCCCTCCTGCCCGTCGCGGGTCTGGCGTTGCCAGCTATGGCCGTCGCCATCGCGTCGGCGCAGGGTGATGGTGGGCAATGTCTTGCCGCTGGCCGTCTCTCCCGCCCCGATCGGCGCGAAGATCAATATCTTGTCCTTGATGGTCGCCACGGCGACATTCTCGCGGCCCAGGCGGCGGATGAAGGCGATGTCGCTTTCCCGGCTCTGGCTGATCGTGGGCAGGGCAATGGCGGCAAGCGCGGGCGTTATCTTCGCGGTGAGGCCGTTGCGGCCCGCGACATCGGCCAGGACCGCGCCCAAAGTGGTGGTCTTCCAGCTTTGTTCGCGCCGATTGCGGATCTGGCTGGTGAAGTCCACGGCGCGGGCGCGGATCTTGATCTGATCGGGCGGGCCGGCATGCGATACGTCGTCCACCTTGAAGCTGCCCTTGTCGACCAGGCCGATGATGACATCGCGGCCGCGCTTCCACCCCAGCGCCAGGCGGAGGATGGCACCTTCCTTTGGGATCGCCAGCAGGCCATCGCCATCCTCCAGGGTGATATCCAGTTGGTCAGCCTCGTCCCCGCGCTTTTCCGATAGCGACAGGCCGATCAGGCGCGGGCGCATGCGGTCGGTCAGATCCCTGCCATCGAGTGTGACGCGCCAGTCGGCGACATTGTTGATGCCGTCGCTCACGACGCCGCTTCTCCATCGGTGCAGGCCGGATCATCCACCCGCAACAGATCGATAGCGAAGTCGATGCGCCGCGCGCGGCCGTCCGCCATGATGGCGGCATGGCGTCCATCGATCGCCTCGATCACGAAATCACCGAACACCAGACCGGTGCCATCGAGCAAGGGATAGGCATCGCCTTCATCGGCCATGGCGCGCAGCTGGTCGATCGACAGGCTGGCATCGGCGATCTCTGTATAGACCGCACCCGACAGGCTGATCGTTTCCGCGCCTGGTCCCACGAACTGGGTGGCGTCGCGCGCGCCGACGCGGCCCGATTTGGCGTGGACCCACTGCGCCTTGCGCTGCATTTCATCATGGGCGAGGGTCGAAATCTCAAAGATAAACATGCCCAGGGCCATCAACATCAGTCGTCTCCCTCATCGCCAAAGCCGCGCCCACGCCGTTCGCGTTCCAGTTGCTCCATGGCGTCCTTCACCGCCTGGGCAATGTCCTGCGGGCTGCCGCTGACGCCATGGAAGTGGAGGTTGTAGGTGGCAGGCGGTGCAGTGCCGACAGGCGCGCCCCGCGCCATCGCGGGCGGCGCGCCTGCGCCCGTCGAGGCGGCGGCTATCGCGGGCGTGGCCGCACCCACCGCCATGGCGCGGCTGATGTCGGCCGCCAGCGCCTTCACCCGGTCGATCGGCGCGCGCTGCTCGGACTGGATACCGCCGTCCAAGCCCTGCATCATATAGCCGCCGAACTGGGCGAAAACGCGGGACGGGCTATGAATGCCCAGCTTTTCCTTGAACCATCGGGCGGCCGACCCTGCGGCATTGACAATGGTGGATTTGAGCGCGCCCAGCATATTAGTGATGCCGTTGATCAGACCCGTGATCAGGTTGCGGCCGACGTCCACCAGATTGATCGACCGTAGATAGGCCAAGGCTGGCAGGAACGCCTTGATGAGCAGGCCAAGGGGGGTGAAGTTGAGGAAGGCGCTGATAAGCCCCTGAATGGCACTGGAGACGGTCGCCTTGATGCCTTCCCACAAATTGCTGAACCACCCGGTGATGGCGCCCCAATTGGCGTAAATTAGATAGGCGGCACCGGCGAGCAGCGCGATACCCAGCACTACGCCCGCCACGATGCCGATCAGCGGTAGCATGCCGATGCCCAGCATGGTTGCAGCGCCAGCAAGCAGGGCGAAGGGAGCAACCAGGCCTGCAATCAGCAGGGCTCCACCGCCCAGGACCACAAACAGCGCGGCCATGATGCCCAAACCGACGGCGATCCCTTGGGTCAGCTTAGGATGCCGCTCCGCCAGGTCTGTGAGGCGGTCTGCCCATTCCGACATTTTTTCCGAAACGCCGCTGGTCATCGGCATCAGTTTCTCACCGATCGTGTCCTTGAGCAGCTTGGACTGGATCTGCAGGCGCTTCACCTTTTCCGCGCCGTCATTCATGCGCTCTGCAAAATCGACATTGACGGTGCCGTTGGCGCCCAGCGCGTCGGTGCGGATCGCCTGATATTCCTTGAATGCCGACATTAGCGGGCGGAGCGCCTGTTGCACCTGCATATCACCAAACAGCGATGACAGCTTCGTCTGGTCGCCGCCGGTGGCCTGCTGGGTCAGGCGCACGATCTCCTCGATCGGGCTGCGCCCGTCCTTTGCCGCCTTCTTCATGGCGGCGGGGATATCGATACCGAACTTGGCGAAATTTTTGATCGTGTCCCCGGCGTTGATCTTGGAAATGAGGTTCTGCAGGTTGTTGGCGGCGCTGGGGCTATCGCCCGCGCCCTTGCGGGTGATCTGCAGCGCGGCGGCCAAATCCGCGACGGCGGGCACGCCCTTGGACCCCAGGCTTTGCATGGAGGCGGTGAGTTCGGGAAAATATTGTGCCATGTCCTTCACTTCGAAGGCGCCGCTCTTGCCCGCCTGCGCCATGACGTCGAGCGCCTTGCCGGTCTGCTCGACCGGCACTTTGAGATTGTCATGGGCGGCGAAGGTGGCGCGGCCAAGATCATCGATCTCCGCCTTGTACGCGGTTGCCGCGCGCCCGATCGGCGTCATCATGTCGGTCGCCTGGCGCGCGCCCAGGCCAAAGCCGGTGAGGGTATCGACGCCCTTTTGCAGATCGGCCGGCATCTGATTGACGGCCAGCGCCGCCACGCGCAGATCCTTGCCCATCTGGCGACCAGCTTCACGGGTCTGGTTCACCTTCTGGTTGATGTCCGTCATCGTCGATTCATATTCGAGCGCGCCGGAAACAGCATCTTCAAGTGGACGGGCAATCACCATGCCGGTGCCGACCGCCGCCGCACCGCCAGCGGCCAGGCCGGTGGCCGTGCCCTGGATCTGCGAGAACTGGTTACGCGCGGCCGCCACGCGGCGCGACCGGTCGGCCAGTTGCTGCAGCCGGCGTTCCTGTTCGCGCAGCGTGTCGTTGGTCGAGGCCGCGTCGGTGCGCAGGCGGCGTTCGTGCGACGCCAGGTCACGGGTCGATACGCCGGCGGCGGCCATGCGCGATCGTAGCGCCTGTAGGCGGCTCGATTGCTGGCCATGTTCGTCCGACAGGCGCGCGGCCTCCCGGCGTGCGCGTTCGAACTCGGTGCGCAGCTTCTTGGTGGGATTTTCGGTGCGGGCAAGCTCGCGGCCCAACTGAGCGCTTTTCGCCTGGGCTTCCTGCATCCTCCGGGCGGTTTTGGCCAAGCCGGTCTTTAACTGGCGGAATTCGCCGATATCGGCCTGCGCCCGCTCGATCTCCTTCATCCGATCGCGGGTGATGCGCAGCGCCTGGGACAGGCGGGACGAACCGCCGGCGGCCTCGCGCAGGGGGCGGGTCAGCCGATCGGCCCCTTCGAGCAACATGCGGATGCGGAGATTGCGGTCCACGGGGGCACCTCTATTTGTCGGCGCCCGCCCGTTTGGCGGCGCGGCCGCGCCATTGCATCAGTTCGGACAGGTCCATGGGGTCCATCACCGGCGGCCCCCAATGGAAGATGACCGCGATATCGGCCATCGCATCATCTACCCGTTCGGGGAGAGCGCCGCCTTGGCGCCCTTCGGCAGCAAAAAATCCATCACTTCGCTGCCCAACTGGGTGAAGTCGGACGGGTCCATGGCGATGATCTGCGCCTTGGTGAGCGTCGGGATGGTGATGCGTGGCAGCAGGTTTTCGAGCGCTGCATAATCGAGATTGAGCAGGGCGGAGAGGCTGAGGCCGCGCAGTTCGCCCGCCTGGGGCTTGCGCACCTTCACTTCACTTATCGTGATGTCGCCGCTGACGATCGGCGCGTCGAGGGTGACGCTGGACATTTGCGGGCTGGTGGGCTGGTCGTTCATGGAAAATCTGCCTGTCTAGGACGGGAAAAAGGCCGCCCGACCGTGAGGCCGGGCGGGATGATCAGAAGATGCCGATGGCGGCGCGGCGCTCGGCCGTGCGATCGATGCCGCCGATGATCTCGATTCCGTTCAACGGGTCGATCTCGATTTCCGTGCGGCCGTTCCAGACCAGTTTATAATAGGCTAGCGCCGACTTGACCTTGAATTCACCGACTTCGCCGGGCTTCTGCTCGCCCATCTCGATCTCTTCATGACGGCCGCGTACGATGACCTCGACGCTATCGACGCCGCCGGTATCGTCCTGCTGATAGGAACCGGCGAAGCGGAGATAGACGCCCGCGACCGTGGTGACGCCGAACTGGCGCAGAATGTCGCGCATGGGGCCGCCGAAGGCCGCCTCCAATTCCAGCCCCTCCATGCCCATGTCGATCTTGACCGGGGCGGACATGCCAGCGCCGCGCCATTCCTCCATCTTGCGGGTGAGGGTCGGCAGGGTGACCGAAGCGCACTCGCCCAAATAGGCGAAGCCTTCGTTGAACAGCATCATATCCTTGAGAACGCGGGGCAGACCCATCGCAGGCTCCTATGGTGAAAGGGGAAGAGAGGGCGCGCCGGATCAGCCGGCGTCGGTCAGCTGGGACGCGAAGTCGGCGAAATATTCGTCGGTGATTTCCTGGTAGAAGCCCAGATCCTCTAGCGGCGGCGGTACGGTATATTTGTAGCGGATGCGCAGCTTTCCGGCCTTGAGGCTATCGATCGGGTTGGACGCCTCGTCATACCAGGCCTCTGCGCCCAGGATGACGCCGGCGGCTTTTAGATTGCGGAACAGGCCGTTGACGGTTTCGATAATGTCCTTGGCAAGGCTGGGCGTCAGCGGCTTGTCCATCGCCCAGTCCATGCCGTGGGCGATCGTATCGGCCAGTAGCTGGGCCACGCGCACGCTGCTTTCGAAGGCGAACAGAGGACCGTCGGAACAGGTACGGTTGCCCCAGAAGTAGAAGCCCGCGCTTTTGCGGACCAGCGCGGTGATCTCCGAGGCATTGAGCAGGCCCGCGTCGGTATCCTGATCCTCGATATCCCAATGGATAGGCTGGGTCAGGCCGACAACGCCCTGCACCGCGACATTGGACAGGGTCTTTTGCGGGCCGGTGCTTTCATCTATCAGCGCGCGCAGGCCCATAGCGCGGGCGGCGGCGAAGCTGGTGACATTTTCATCCTGCGCCGTGTCCCAGGCGAGGAAGTCGGGCATCAGCAGCATGAGTTCGCGCTGGGAGAAATTGGCGCGGTAGAGTTTGGCAGCCGCGACCGTGGTGCCTAGCGCACGGGCATAGCCGAAGGCGCGCAGCTTCTTCGCGACGATAGCCAGAGCGGTGGTGACCGCCTGGCTTTCGAGGCCCGGCGTGCCCAGGATGCGGGGAATGACGCCCAACTGCGCCACAGCGCTGAGCAGCGCCTGCATGCCGGTGCGGGTGCCGTCTACGGCGGTGGTGCCGATGACGTTGCTGGCGGTTTCGGCATCATCCTCGCCCTCCGCCACGCGGATGACGACGATGATGGGGCGGGTCTGATCGGCAATGGCGCGCAGGCTGCGCGCCAGCGTCCCGGTGACGCCCGCCTTGCCGATGGCCGTTTCCACGTCGCTGATGAGCGCGGGCGTGTCGAGCGGGAAGACGGTGGCGTCGGCATCCGTCGCGGTGGCGACCAGCCCGATGATCGCGGTGGAGACGGCCGTCAGCGTGCGGACGCCGTTGGTCACCTCTGTGACGGTAATGCCATGTTTGAAGGCGGTCGTGGCCATGACGGCTCCTGTGGTCAGAGGGAAAGAGGGACGAGAAGGCGGGAAAGGCCGGCGGTAGCGCCGGTGTCTGTGCGCTTCGCCTCGATCGCCATGGTGGCGCCGCCGGGGCGGCTGCCGGCGATCAGGCCGATGCGGCGGACGCGGATGCGGTTTTCCCATTTGGCGAGCGCGGTGGCGGCTGCCGCGAAGATCCGCAGAAGGTTTGCCGGGGTCATGGGCTGGTCGATGAGGGCCGGCACCTGCGATCCATATTCGCGCAGGCCAACGACCGTGCCGATCGGCGTCGACAGAATATCGCTGACCGACTGGATGATATGATCCACGCCATCGAGCGCGGCGCCGGTCTGGCGGGCCATGCCGGCCATCAGACGGGTTTCCCCGATTGCGCCGTGCCGGCCTGCACCTGGCCGTGCTTATGATCCTTGAGGCTGATGCCGGCGGCGACGACGTCTTCGGTCGCGGTGACCTTGCCATTGATCTGCAACGGGCCGTCGATCGTTACGCCACCATCGGCGGTGATGGCGACGGTGCCGCCAGCGGGCAGGGTGGCGGCCAGAGCATGTGCGGCATGATCGTAGGAGATGATCGCGCCATCAGGGAATTTGAGCAAGGTAATATCGGCCGAAGATGACGGCGCGGGGCAAGCGTCGGAATAGAGGCCGACGATGACGAGGCCGCAGGCAAGATCGCCCTCGGGCGCCAGCAACAGGCATTGTTCGCCCAACGTGGGCGGCGACCAGGTGATGACGGCGCCGGCGCGCTGGGCGATCCAAGGCAGGTCACCGGTGACGATATCGCCGCTTTCGACCGTGCAGGTAGCGTTGGCCAGATCGACGGACGCGATCGCGCCATAGCGGAGAACTTCGCCGGTCAGCCGTTCAGTGTCTGGAATTTGCGCCATGGGACGACCATGGCGCGGGATGCTCTCTGATGCGTGGCACTGCATGTGTAGAGGCGGGCTCTACACATGCCCATGCCTAAACTTCGTCTGAATGTTACATCGATAACAAATGACGGTGCGAGCTAATCGCTTCAAATTCGCAACCTACTTACTAATTCCCCGATGACTTGACTTTCCTCCGCTACTCCTTCCCATGCAAGATGGTGTATGTCGAGAGATCCATCTGCAAGTATGCGGAACCCGTGCCTCGCTACGATAGGCTGAGTATCGATTGACGACACGTTCGAGCCAAAATCATTCAGTACTGCCTTTCTGATCCGTTCACGTTTCGCAGTAGCGATCGTCCCATCGCTATGGTGTGGAACCAATATAACACACTTAGGACTACATTCATTCACAAGAGACTGAATATCATCGACAAACTCGTCGAATACACTTGGAGTAGACGGCTTTACTCCGATCTCTGGTTCGTAGCGGTCATAGTATCCCGCGCCCTTCCAGACCTCAGAGTATGGCACATTTCTTAAGAAGTTTGGATTTCCCTGAAGAGGTAATGTGTCATATAAAAAGCTTACATCGCTTGATATCTCTAAAATGCACGCATCGCTATTTTTCCAAAGCGCGCGAACGCGATCTCTAAAATAATAAAACTTGTCAGGATCAAATATATCTTCATCAAACTTATTACAAAATGTGCCATCTCGCCTAAAAAACAGACCAGCCAAACTGACATCTAATTCTACGGTTCCATTGAGCCATTTTACTAAATGTTCAATCTGTCTGGGGGAATGGAAATATCCCATTCGGGGAAACAAAATATTTAAATGCTTTGATTTTAGCAACTCTCCAAGTGGCTCATGAAGCCTGCTACTGCCGATTGGGAATAGTTTAGTCGGTGCGCTATCAAGAAGATAGTCATGCTTCCAAATTTTTCCGACGCCGGATGAGATGCCTGATGTCGCCTCTTCAAGGTACTTTGTCGTGTAAGCTACTGGTCGCAGCTTTATCGCCAATTTGAGAATTTCAGCCGCTTTATGGAAGTATTTAGCTTTTAATATAATCCATCCCGCGAGTTCAAGAATATTAGGATTTTCAGGAAAAAGTTCAAATGCCTCGACCGCCGCATTAACGCTACGATTATCAATTTCGATCTTAGATAAGCTTTTAAGATAATAGATCCAAATGTAATCTTTTTTATTCAAATAAACTGAAAGTTTTTCATAAATATTCGCTGCATCCGAATAGTTTCCGCTGTGCAAAATTTTAACAGCTACCTTAGATGTTTCAGTTGGATATTGCGCAAAAATAGCATTGTTATCCAGCAGAATAGCAGCGCTTTCTGCATAGTTGCCCATGTTTGCTAAAGCAGACGCCTTTGCAACGACATTTTTTAAATTTTCATGTGGCAATTTTGATATCCACTCCAATGCCTCTGCTGGTTTCTCGTTCAGGATGAGATTGACGTAAGCCATAATCTCAGGGTTCTGCGCCGTTTGGAAACTTAGGGCGACCTCCAACGCTTTTCCAGCAAGTTTCGGCTTCCTCGCTTGAAGTTGCAGACCCATATTGGCCCAATATGATTGGCTGATCCGCCTGAGGCGTCTGCGTCCCAGAATTAACTCATTCGCAATTGGGCCTGCTTCTCCATCTGCGACCGTCAAGAACTTTGTGACGAAGTCAGATAACTGCTTTGTCTCTACCAGATGGCGGGCAACGTTGTGCCCGGCAAATGGAAGTGGAATCAATTTCGCGGAACGATTGCGGCTAATCATCTCAGCATGCCAGCGATCTTGTGGATGAAACGGGTCGTATATGATGGCAGAAACTGGATAATCATTTCCGGACGGCATCGGCTGAAGAAAGTTAACAATGCCCGATCTCTCCTTTTCCCATCGAGTATCAGCTGAAAGCAGAACTGAAGGATCAGCACTGTATTGCGGAGATAACGCCAAAACCCTAGATGCTTTCAGCCTCTCACGGAATGTGATCGCGCCAAATCCTCCCATGCTTGAGCCGTATGTCGACGCTGTCCTGAACCTTGATTGCCAAAAATCTCGTACTCTCGATATGCAGTCTTCCATATCGCTTGACTGGTACCAATTCGCCCAAGTTGGAACTATGGAGATATGTGAAATCGAATTATCGCTTAGAAATTTTTCGGCGAACGGTTTGTGCTCACCCCCGTCATTGAACAGATGTGAGAATGTTATCACGACATTTTCGCCGGGATTTAAAACGGGGTGATAAGTGGCGATTACGTTCTCGCCGGCATAAAGAATGGTTCCAGGCATTTTCATTCCATGAATCGAATCAGGCTGAGGCGCGTTATCGCGCTGTGCGGTGGAATTGTGCAAGTGACGGCCGCATAAGCAATTGAGTACAAACCAATGGCGGTAGTGCTCGAGGAAAATTTGACGCCGAAGCGAAACTGCCTCTCTTCTGCCGCCGATCCAACAGCAGTCGGGAAAATTGATGGGCCGAATTCCGATGCGGAATGCTCGTCGGGCGCGCGTTTGTTAAAGCAGCGCGAGATTTGCATTCGGCTCGTAATAGGATAAATCGTCTGTCCGAATCATTTGCGCCCATTAAATGGGAGCGAATGAGCTAGAAATCGGAGATAGATGTGCTCGATAAAGTAAAGGAGCCTGGCGCAATTAGCGATATTCAGGTGGTCGATAAGGATCTATCGAAGGCAAAAGCTTCTATTTCATTAATTATCGGGATTCGAAATTGGGGACTTGATCGGCTCCGAGTGGCCATTCAGTCCCATCTCGTCAGCGAAAACGATTCGGTTCAGATTATTATCTCTGACTTCGGTTCCGACAATGCGCAAGAAGTCGAAGCGATTGCGTTAGAGTTTGGTTGTACTTATTTGTACACGCCATCTTCTGTTTGGAGCAGGTCTCGCGCGCTGAACGCCGGTACAACGGTGGCGCGAGGAGAGATTATCGTAGGAACCGACGCAGATATCCTATTTACGCCTGCGACCTTGAGGGTTGTCGCTAAGCGCCTTGCTGTGCTGCCGAATTCTATTCAACTGGTTCAATGTCGCGATCTTGATCAAATATTTAATGCAGACAGCGTGATGCCCTTCGATTGGGATCAGTTTTTCCTACATTCCAGTCTTCGCCCTCGATGGGGAATGGGGGGATTGGCTGCCGTCCGCCGAGAAACTTACGATGCCGTTCGAGGTTATGACGAGCGCATGGCTGTGTGGGGGGCTGAGGATAATGATTTTGTTCAGCGGGTTCGGGGAACCGGAGCTCCGGTCTGCTGGATTGAAGAGGATGATGTTCAAATTTATCACATTTGGCACCTTCCGTTTCTCCAGAAATCGATCTCGAATCATGTTATATTCGACGCAAATAAAGAAATATTGAAAAATGATAAGTCTATTATTCGCAATACGAGCGGAGATTGCATATTTAAGCCGGTCGGTCCGTTAGTCTCCGTCGTCATTGCGACATGCAATCGTCGTCAGTATTTGCGGGATTCGATAGAGAGTTGTTTAAATCAGAGTTTTTCTGATTTCGAATTAATTATTATGGATGATGCGTCTGACGATGGCACCAGCGATCTGGTTGGTGAATTCGAAGATGAGCGCATTCGGTATTATCGCTCGGAAACGCGACGCGGGGTCGCTGCATCACGCAACGCAGCGAACGAGCTCGCACGCGGCCTTTATGTCGCCGTCCATGACGACGACGACATTATGCTGCCAAATCGCTTGTCGGCACAGTTGGACGTTTTGCAGGCTGGCGATGTGGGTTCCTATGGCGGTTGGGTGGACTTTGAAGGTTTTAATTTGGCTCTTCAGGCCGGCAAGGTGCCATTCTCATTAGCGTCTATGTTGTTCAACCCCGCAGTTTTGTTGCATCCCACTGTTTTAATCAGGCGCGATGTCGCGGTCCGACATAAGTATTTTGAGGATTTTGAATCTGGTTCGGATTATAATTGGATGGCGCGTATTGCGGCGTCTGGAGTTCACCTGAGACATTGTAATCATGTGTTGATTCTTCGCAGAATACATGATTCGAACATGACTAAGTATAACTCTGCCAATCAAAAAGTTTCTTCTGCGGTTACTTCGGCTTTGTTGCTGAATGAGATGTCGTCTGAGCAAGAAAAGTACCTTCGGCATATTGGGCGAGAAACCAAGCCGGCGGAATTGATCCTAGACGGATTGCATGAGAAGGTTACGGCATTGCTGCCGAAGTCGATGCACTCGATTGAAGATCATCTAGATAAGTCGACGGTTCCTGCGCTTTATGCGGTATTTGATCGTAAGGTCCGTATAGCGCCGGAGCACAGAGTAGTGTTTCACTGGCACAAAATGCGGGGCTACACTTACAACATCATAGATTTAAATGACTTCGTCAAAACTAGAGAAATTTCGGTGGATTTTTATACACCGTCGGAAGATCGTCCGTTTTCGATAGAGGATCATGTGGCCATAACCGAGGAAATTGGTCCTAATGCACTCGTTTTGAGGTTGAACGGTCGGCCAGATTTAAACCATGATTATTTTCTTCCAAAGGGTGAAGTCTGCCTAATATGGGAGAAAGGTGAAAGCTATTTCATCGCTATTCCATATATTTTGGATATGGAGATGAGAGCGAAATCTATGAAAATTTCAAAGCGATTTGAGATTTTGGAAGCTGTTTCGATAAAGTCGGAGAAATCACTGTGAAGCTTTCGACGAAACTCGGCGTGACAGGCCGCCATGCTCATTTGAGCTGGGAGGCTGGTGCATATGATGGTATACCGCCGGTACCAAATGTCCACGTCAATGCCCGGTTTCGAGCACTCAATCGGGATCGTGAAGCGGTGGCTTTGGCTCTTGTGTACCACGGTTTCTTGTCGGGCCCATTGGAGTTCGTGAATTCATGTTCGCCATCCGTGGGTGCGCGGATAGAAGCGTTTTTCCTACCGCGTAGAGTGGATGTCAAAAGCTTAGAGTTGCTCGCGAAGGCATTGCCTTTAGGGACGCGTGATCTCTGGCTTGGCTCCTCTGCTGCATATGCTTCGCTAAACGGTTTAGCAGATTTGCAAATGGATTTTGTCAATGACCAAGCATTCGGAAGTTCGTTATCGGTGCGGCTTCTGGCAATTGCTAGCAATGTCGGAGCGCTTTATCGGATTGGCACAGATTCGGCCCAGCTTGCACGCCTAGGTGTAGCTATCATGTTTGCAGAAGATTACTCTGTAAGATCAATAACGATGCCGGTAGCAGATAATTTTTTGCAAAGTTCTAGCTACTCCGTCCAAAAGCTGAGGGCGTTGTGTGGTAGCGTGAATATCCGTTTGGATTTGCCTTGCTTGGATAATGATGTTGAAAATGATTTGAGTCATTTCAAGTTGTTTGAGAGTCCTCATCAAGCCATGCGATCGATTCCAAAGCGCAATTTGGAGATTATTGCGTGACCGAAGTTATTCAAGCTTTCTGCCCTCTCTGCTCTGGTTACAATTTTTCTGACCACCGGGGTCGAGAGAAATCTCACTGCGATAGTTGCGGTTCTTTAGAGCGCCATCGTTTATTGTTTTTTTATGCGCTGGAGCAAATTGGCGCTCATGATCGGAGCGCTTTTGTTGAGAAAGGTTTTAAACTACCTTCAGATCTCGCTGACGGCCTTGGGATACAAATGTTCCAGATGTCAGACGTGTCAGAGGTGGCGGCTGAACCATTTGATTTCGTATTTACCTGCGATAGTATCATGCCGGATATCAACATCTACGAATATTTTTTCGCAATTGATAAACTTGTATCACCGGGTGGTAGGGTGCTTTTGTTGCCGCTCGCTGATCCAAAACGCACCACGACTGATGCTTCGGGGTTCGGTCTTGATGTTGTCCATGTGTTTAATAGTATCCCTAGGTGGGAATTCGAAGAGATTGTAATTCCTCCGTCTAAAGAGGCTAGGATGCGTAGTGAAATGCGCTCGGCAAAGTTGTTTTCGGAAAATCAGCGTGGGTATGTTCCTTTAATAGGGCGTCGAGAGTCCCTTGTTAGTCAGTGAATATGATATGATGTAGTGGATTAATGTGCTCTGACTGACGGTATTTGGTAAAAAAAGTTGGCGGCTGATCATTGATCGGCCGCCAACTCGCTTCAAGCCAAGATGCCGTAGACCGCCGCGAAGGTATCGATGAAGGCGTTGCGGCGAACGTTGGCGGCGGAGGCCGGATCGGACGAATACATTTTCAGATCGCGCACCATGGCCACGCCCTCCATCATGCCGACGAATTTATGCGCGGCATTGGTGTTGCCGGGGCGACCGCCGAACCAGATTCCAACGCCCGCTTCCTTCACATTCTCCAGCAGCGCAGCGCCGATCATCGTCTTGCCCAGGAACGCGGCCATGCGGCCCGCCTCCGCATCATAGTGGACGGTCAGGATCGAGCGCGTGCTGTGCGGCACAGCCTGGTCGACGTTGAAGCCGCCAGTGCTGCCATGGCGCCAGCGCAGATCCAGCCCCTCATTAAGGTTGGTCTGCTCCAGCCAGCTCGCGAGCGATTCGGTCGCCGGCATTTCATAGGCGAGCGCACGGATGGTGCTGGAGCCATTGGCAACGTTGGCGGGGTTGAGCGCGAAGATGAAGGTGTAGGTTGCCGGCACCGCATAGGTCGGGAAAGCCAGACGCTGCTGGTTTTCCGCCGCCGACCAGACATAGCCGATATTGTCCTTCGATCCGCCCGAGGGCGCGCGGGTGACGCCGTTGTCCACAGTGCCGGGAACGCCGTTGCATCGGTCGCGCATATCCGTGGCGCTGCCGACGACCAGGCTCTTGCCATCGACCCACAGATCGAGGCCCTCGAAATTGACCAAGTCGATTTCCGGCTGGGTAATGTCGAGATACTGGCCGCCCTTGGCGCCGGACGAGCGGGAGATGAGGGTGCTGCCGCGAGTGGGGGGAAGTGCCATGATTAATTCCTTTCGTTAAGCTGAGACGGTGACGGAGAGTTCTTGCTGCTGCGCCCACAGGAAAAGCGGGCGGCCGGTGGTGTGAGAGCCAAAGAAGCGCAGCGATCGGAGGCAGGCGCGCAGGCCATATTGACGCCCCATGCCGTTGCGGTTCGGCGTGTCGGTCGCGGCTTCGCTGTAGACCTTGGCACCATGGCACCCGACCGACATGACCTCACCCGCGCCAGTCGCGTCGGCGGAAACGAGGAAGGTCATGATATTGCCATCGACGCGAACGCCGGACACCGCGCGGGACGCGGTGCTGTCGCGATAGCTGATGCCATATGCGCCGGGATCCAACACGCCATCGGTGTCGATCGTCCACGGTTCGGACAGGATCGCGGTCACCACGCGCCCGACCCGTTTGGCCGAGATGACCGAGGGCCAGCGGAAACGGCCATAGGTCACCATTTCCCAGATGATGTGGCCCGCCAGTTCGTCAAAATAGCGGTGGGCCTGCGCCAGATGATGGACTGTCGGCACGTCGTTGGTGGTGCTCCAGTAGAGCGGCATGGCGTCGGCGAAATTGGATTTGATCGCCGCCCAATTGCTCATGGCCAGCGCTGCGGGTTGAGGCAGGCCGCTGTTCAAATCCTTCGTGGACGCCGGCTGACACAGGACGATCGGAATGGCCTCGGTCTGGCCAGTCAGCGCCATCAGCGCATCCGTCTTGGCGCGCAGGATATCGAGCCGCGCCTGATATTGGGCGACGGTATCGCTGTCGTTATTCTCGCCCTGGTTCCAGATTATACCGCGCACGCGGGGGGTCATGCCGAGCGCGGTCGCGAGGCTTGCCGCTGCGGAAATCATCGTGCGGAAATCTGCCCACGGCTGCGCATCGCTCCCAACCGATGCACCCACAAGGTTGGTGAAGCTGTTGCCGGAAAAGGACTGGTTGATGAGCAGCACCTTGGACGACAGGCCCATGGCCATCGCATAGGCCTCAGCCGCGCCCAGCCCTTGCCCTTCGCGCTCGCCCACCACCATGTCCACGAAGCTGGTGTAGCGGTCTGCCGTGATCGGCGTGCTGGCATCGCTTGACCCGCCTGCCGACTGGTGAGGGTGCGCGCCACCATTGAAGGTCAGGCAGATGCCGGGCAGCGGGGGCAACAGCGTGAATTTCGAATTGGTAGAACCGCCCAGGGCATCCCCGTCAAAGCCGCCGGCGTTGGATTGCCCCACCTTGATGATGATATCCAGAAATTGCGCGGACAGCGCAGTCGTGGACATCAGCCGCCGCCAGGTCACCACACCGATTGGATAGAGCGCATCCAGGCCCTTCACCCGCAGCATGCCGGGGGCGACGACAGCCAACGCTTCCAGATCGCCCTGCTGCGACAAACTGATAACACGTCGCGTCGGCATCATCGTGCCCGGCGCTACGTCATAGACCGCGAGCTGCTTGCGGCCGAGCTGCGCTTCGCCGGCGGGATCGGCGACCGAACGGGCGATGGCGCCGGGATCATAGCCGACGCCGTCATAGTCGGCGCTGTGCACTTCGCCATCGTCCGTCTGGCGTCGTGGGCGGATACCGCCGGTCACCGGCATGCGCACCGTTGGCTCCGACGCCAGCGGGCCAAGGATCATCCTGCCATTTTCATCGGCGCCGAACGGCATGGCGCCATCCTGGTCGATCATCATCGGGCGGATGCCGCTGGTTATGGGCGTCCGCACAACCGGCTCTGACGCCAGCGGGCCAAGGATCATCCTGCCATTTTCGTCTGTGGCGAGCGGCATGGCTCCATCCTGATCGATCATCACCGGGCGGATGCCGTTGGTGACGGGCGTGCGCTGCGAGCCGGGGCGCGCGAAATGCCCGTCCAGACCGTCAGGCGTCATGATAAGCGAAGCCAGGCCGGTTTCATCGGTCTGGAGAGGCAAAGCGCCGCCAGTCACCGGCATGCGGGCGCCCTGGACGATCGCCAAACGCTCCGGCACATCGACGCCAGCGCCGACCTCCAGCGTCCACAGACCAGCAGATAGCGACGGCCGCGCCACGCGCAGGATACCGGTCCCGTCGAGCCTGCCCGCGCGGATATAGCCGGGCTGGGCGGGATCGATGCCGAACCGCTCGCCCACCGCAACGCCCGCTCCATCGCCGCGCAGCATGTCGGTGATGGGAAGCCAGCCCTTGGTCTTCACCCGGCCATAGGCACCGGGGCGGATGGTTTCCCAGGCGACGCCGGCGAAGGCGGAATAGCTGTCGGTGGACGTCATGGCGCGAACGGTGCGCTTGCCGCCTTCATCATAGGCGAGCGCCATCCCCATAAGGATCGCGGTGCCGGACGTGTTCTGGAGGCTGGACTCTTCGTCCATCAGGAAGGGCCGATACAGACCTTCGACATCATATTCGCTGGCGACGGCCGCGCCGCCCAGCGCCGCATTGATGAAGTCCAGCACCTGCGCGTTCGTCCAGGTGGTGAAGTCCTGGTTGAAGACAATGTTGATCGCCGCGCCGCCATTGACGCGCACCGTCAGAGTGACAGGCGCGCCGGTGCGATTGCCCAGCCGCTTTCCCAGCCCGGTTATGAACAGGTCGCGCGCCGGGCCGACGCCGACCTGGTCCTGGATACACCCCCAGCTGTACGCATCGCCGGCAAGGCCGACGTCACCCGCCCGCTCGATCGCCTGGCGGGTGAACAGGATCAGTTCGGCCGTGCCGCTGATCTCGACCTTGGAAGCAAGGCCCGTGGTGGCGGAGACGATGCGGAGCGCGCGGCTCCAGCTTTCGGGGCGGAAGACGGCAGGGCTGTTGCCGAAACCGACAATTTCCCATTCGCGTCGATCGGCGGGCTGGTCCGTCAGGGCGGTCGGATACCAAGGCGTGACGGCCAGGCTGATTTCGCCCGACAACATGTTGCCGCGCAGGATGCAGCGATCCATGACGCGCGAGCCGATCGATTCAAGCCGCACCGACCAACCACCGGCCTTCGTCGCGGTCCATCGACCGTTGGCCAGTTCAACGACGGACGGATCGGCAAAGTCCACTTGGTTGTGCGCCGAGAAGGCGGCGCGTGGCGCGGTGCCGCGACAGCCATCGAACAGATAGTGGGAACCCGAACAGGTGCCGACCGCAAAGGCGTGCTGCGACAGCCAGACGGACGTGGCGTGGTGGGCATCAGCCTCGTCATTGCCTTCGTGGATGCCCTCCACGTTGCGGAAGACAAGCCGGCTATCCGGCTCGAACTGCACAGCATCGACATGGATCGCATAACGGCCGTTGCGGACGATCGCGGTCAGACCCTCGATCTCCTGCGTCGCATTAAAGTCCAGGGCGCTGGTCTGGACGATCGTCGCCTGGTCCGTCGTGGCGGGCAGACGGGCGATGATGTTCGTGCGGCCGATGCCCGCGCCGCGCAGGGCGATGTGATCGCCATCGGTGCCGCTGCCCGTCAGGCCCAGCGAGTTTTCCGCAAAATCGCCTTCAGGCACGATGACGGCGGCCATGTCGCCGGGGCTGGCCAGCAAGGTCGCCTGCATCAGCGCGGCGGCGATGCTGGCGAAATTGCCGGATTTGAGCCGGGTTCCGATGCGCGCGCCGGTGCCATCGATCGTGCCCACGGCCTGCCGTACCGCGTCCGCGCGTGCGTTTTCACCGGCCAGCGCGACGCTGAGCAGCTGGGCGCGCGTGGCCAGCACCGATACCGGGGCGACCTTCGTCCCTTCTTCATCTTCGACGATGATCGATTCGGCGCCGGTCAATTCGCCTTCAAGTTCGGGAAGGTCTGCGATCTTGGGCATGGGTTACTCCGCAGGCCAGAGGGGATGATGGGGGATGTCGAGGCCAACCAGCACGCCCTTGGCGGCGGCGGAGATTTCCGCCTCGATCGCGTCGGAGGCGGCGCGCACCGCGTCGATCGCTGCAAAGCGCGCGACGCTGGCATCGGAGGGCGCGCGCTGGTCATTCAGCTGACGCCAGACCGGCGCTATCGCCTCGATCCGGCGTGCGGCTTCGCGCTTCACCTGGCGAACCGCCATGGCGCGACGCGCGATGATGGTGAGGCTGGGGCGCCTGGCGCGGGGGATGCCGTCGCTGTCTGCATCGATCGTGGCGCCGTCCCCCTGGGCGGCCAGCAGTTCGCGATGACGATCGTCGGAAATCTGCACGGCGTCCGCCGGCAGCGTGTGGTGCATGGCATCGTCGAAAAAGCCATGGGCGAGGGCGGAATAATAGATCGCCATGGTCAGTTTCCGATCGCAAGATAGGCGTGGCCGGCGCTGCTGTCGTCGGCCGAGAAGACGGAAAAGCCGGTCTGGCTGATGCTACTGGTGACCAGCACGGGCGGATTGTCTTGGCTGTCCGCGCCGCCGCTCGCGCCGCCGGCGGACGCGACGGAAAAGCAGGCGTTGGGAAAGGCTGTCGGAAAGAGCGTGCTGGACGTGGCGTTGCTGGCGGCGCTGAAGCGTCCCCATTGCAGGATCAGGCCACCGCAACCGGGCAGCGTGACATAGCCATTTTGCGCCAGGCTGCGCGCCAGACCTGACAGCGCCGCCGGCGTCACTGCCTTGTCAGCAGCCGTGCCGGTTACGACGTCGGCCGCGCTGGCGGCCAGCACGCTGATGACGCGGCTCGCGGTGAGATTGCCGCCGCCGCTGGCCAACCCGGCGCCGGTGATGGTGCGGGCGAGCAACGCGGTGAAGGCGGCCGAGAAATTGGGGCTGCCCGGCGCGATCAGTTCGCCCAGCGCGTCAAGCACCTGGCGCAGCTTCTTGGGCGAGATGATGCGCTGATCGTCCGCACCGGCGGCGGCTTCCGCTGCATCAGCGATCTCGGCCACACCCTTGACCGTTTCCGACGCGGGCGGCAGCAGGAAGGTCGTATCGCCAAAGGTGATGGCACCGGCGACGCCACTCGAAAAGCCGATGTCCAGCGCCAGCAGGAAGAAGCTGATCGAGACTTTGCGGAAGAGCGGCGTGGGCTGGCTGTAGACGGCAAACAGCGTGCCATCGGCCAGATAGAGGCCAAGCCCGCGCAGTTCGTAAATGTCCGTGCTGGCATCCTGCGCCGTCATATGGATGACGGTTTCGCTAACAGCCTGACCCGACACGGCTTCAATGCGCTTCAATTCGCCAGGCAGGCTGGAGATGGTGGGCGCCATGGTGAAGGCGTTCGCCGTGATGCCCACCGAAACGACCTCGATCGGCTCGGTCGATCCGCCCTGGGCGTTGACCAGCGCATCCAGCCCGGCGGTCGTAATCATGAAAATGATGGGGTCCATGGCTGGCCTCCGGGTTCAGAAATGAAAGGGAGCGCGGGGGATCATGCGACCCGCTCGACGCGCTGAATGGCTGTGCGATTGAGGGGGCCGGGGTTCACCACAAGATAGTCGCCCTCCCTCGCAAGGATCGGCTCGCCATCTCGCGTCTGCAGAAAACTGTCCCATACAGGATCGAGCGCGCTGGTCTGGTCGGCCAGGCTGTCGAGGCGGGCGAGGCCGCCGGCCTGGGCGGCGGACACCAGCCAGGCCTGCGCTTCGGCGCGGACGCGGTAGACTGCTAGCATGTGCGCACGCGCGGGTTTTACCTGGGCGATATCGCGCATGATCTCACCGACCAGGGCTTCGTCATAGAAGACGTCGCTCTGTGCCAGCAGCGGCAGTTCCAGGCGGAAACTGAATGGGTCCAGTGTCTCGCGATCCTGATGCCATTCCACAATCTCGATCAACTGGTCGAAGCGATCGAGGACGGTGCGGAGCGAGGCGCGGGTGCCCTTGCTACGCTGAGAGGCGATGGCGTCGGCCGCAGCATCGCGCTTTTGCTGTTCAGACCAGGACGATTTCCAAATGTCGATCGACAGGCCCCAGACCAGCCACGGCAGATCCTCGATCGGACAATTTTCCGGCGACCATTCATCGCGCAGCGGCACATCGATATCGAGCAGGCCGGCGGCGGTCTGCTCCAGCGCCTTCTGCAGCGGGGTCGATCCGGAGGGGAGCAAGGTGGGATAGGTCATTCGCCATCGCCCGTGTGGGTGACCATGATGTCGATGCACCATGGCGCCTGCTGGCGAGTGATAATGATGTCGGTTGCGGGGCTGGTCAGGGCCACGTTCTGAACGCCTTCGACATGCAGGGCGGCCAGAATGGCCGATCGCGTGATGTCGCGGCCCAGGCGATGGCTGTCGGCCACATAAGCGTCGAGCCTGGCGCGCGCCGTTGCAAGGACCAGAGACGCATCCGGTCCGCGAAAGGTGGTGACGTTGGCGACGACAGCATAGGGGACGACAGTGGCGGACTGAGCCGTCACATCGTCCGTCAGCGGGCGGCGCGTTTCGTCCGACAAATATGTTTCGACCTTTTCGACCAGATCCGGCGGCGCCACGCCATCGCCTGTGCGCGACAGGACGGACAGAATGACTTGGCCAGGCCAAACGGCCGCATTGAGTGCAGCGGCCATGGCGTTCCGCAGTTCGGCCGAGGCGCCATGCGAGATCAGCACGGATTGGACCAACTGGCGGATGCTGTCGGGCTTGGGCGTTGTGGCGCTGGCGTCCAGAACGTCGGCATCGGCCGACAAGGCATGGAAGATATAGGCACCTTCGGGACCGGCGACCGAATAGCCTTCGGGAGCCAGCACCATGCGGCGGCGAAAGTCGGTATCGCTTTCCATGACGGCGGCGATGCCCAGACCGTCGTCCGCCGGCGTGACGGTGAAGCGGGTGACGCCGAACAGGGCACCCAGATTGTCCAGATCCGCGCCATTGGCATAGGCGACCATCACCGCGCGCGCCGCTTCATTGATGCGCTGCCGGATCAGCTGGACCATATAGGAGACGACGCGCAAAACCTTTGTCGCGGGGTCGCTTTCACGCTCTTGGAAGGTCGGCATTTCCGCCTTCATCTTCGCGATGGCGTCAGCCAGGATGGTGTCGAAATCGAGCGCCTCGACCACGTCGGGCGCGGGCAGACGCGAAAGATCTACAGCGGTGAAGGTGGTATCGGCCATCGCGGCCTTGTCATCCGGTCGGACGGGCCCGCGCCATCGACTGCATTTGTAGAGGCCGCCTCTACAAATGGACGGTTAGCCTCAATCTTCGGCCATATGGTTGTAGAGCAGATCCAGCATCGCTTCGCGATCGATGGCGGTCGCACCGATCAACTGGCGTTCGGGATAGGGCACGGCTGTGGAGCGCAGCGATGGCTTATCCCGCAGGCCATAATGATGGACATTTGCGACGGCGGCCGCCTTGCCCGAAAATCCAACCCAGAAGTCCTGGTCGGTTGCCTGCGACCGCAGATAGCGCGCAGAGGCCAGGCGCCGAAACATCGCCTTGCGCCGCAGGCCGCCGCGTCGGCGGAGCGTGCCACCACCAGTGTTGCGATATTCATCGGGCACCGGCATCCATTTGATGATCTTGTCGAAGTCGAAGGAGCGGATGGCGCCGGCCTCGATATCGAAGCCGGTCATTATCCTGCCGGTCGCCCAGGTGAAGCTTTTCATGATGACGCGGCGCGGTTCGCCGCCGCCACCCGAAGGATAGAGGAAGCATGTCGCGCCGCGCCCCGATATGGGCGCTTTCTTCTGTTTGCGCGGGGCGAAGCCCGATCCGTCCGGCTGTTTCTGGCCGGCAATGCGCTGGCGCTGAGACAAGGCAAGGTCGCGCGCCATCCGACGCATCAGGGTGCGACGCTGGGCCGAAGACAGGTTGCGGATCAGGGTGCCGGCGATCCGCTCCAGTTCGGCCAGGTCATCGCTCACGGCAAAAGCTGTTCATCATTGGCGAAGGCCTGCTGGAACGAGGCGGAGACGCCGGCAAAGGCATCCGTCATATCCGGTTCGGGCGGATGCTGGATGTCATAACCGCTGCCATCGTCGCGGGGCAGGACCAGGACAGGTTCGATCAGGTCGATTGACAGCAGGATGTCCGACACGTCACCATCGAGCAGTTCCGCCTCGAACTCGAACGGGTCGCTATCCTCCCGGCGTAGCAACTCACGCTGTTCCTTCTCGATCCAGGCCAGCATGGGGACCGTGATATGATCGGGGTCGCCCGCAAAATCCCAGATCCCGACCTTGAGCGTATAGCGGTAGACGAAGGACAAGGTGCGCGATCGGCGGGCCGCGACGCGGCCGCCCTCAACATAGATTTGCAGGCGATCGGGATGTATTTTCAGATCGGGCAGATAGGCCGTAAGCCATTGCCGCAGACTGTCGGCCTTGCGCATCTCAGTTGCCGCCCCGCGCCAAGCGGACCTGGTCCTGCAATGCGATCAGGGTCGCGCGAATCTGGCCGGCGACATCATAGAGGCTGCCCAGGCTGCCCAGGCACTGCGCGCCGGTCATCTGGCCAGCATCAGTCCGCCGGACCATCGGCAATCGGGCGGGTGTCGCCAGATATGCCCCAGAGATCGTCGGCATTGGCCGTGGCGGCTGCGCGGTCGAGCAGGCCGACGCCATCAGCATCAACGCAGACATTGCGATAGACCGGGCGCTCAATGACTTTCTGGCTTTCATGGTGGATTTCCCTGACAATGGACTGGCGGGAATATTCGCGCTGCTGAGAGGCTTGGGCCGCATGGTCGATCTTCTCCTGTAGCTGGCGATGCGCCTTGTCGGCTGCCTGGTCCGCGCGATGCTGGCCCGCCTGTTCCTGAGCGCGGCCCACGCCGACGCCATGGGCATAGCCGCCGATGCCAGCGGCACAGGCGATCAGCGCGCCGACGGCCGCGACATGCATAATGCGCAGCTTCATACCAGCAACCCTTTGAAATAGGTCCGGCGCGAATAGGTCAGCACATCTTTGCGCAGTCGCCCGTCGCGATAGCTGACATGTATCCACCCGCTGTTGGGCTGACCCCGCACATGGTTTTCAAGGATCAGCTGGTCAAAGGCCATGCGGTCGCGGATGAAGCGGGCGACCGTGACATTGTCGATGCCGGGGATCTCGATATCCGCCGCTTCGCCCCTGGCATGCTGGCTATCGACGCTCGATCCTACCGCCAGGCATAATTTGGGGGTACGGAAGCCCGACGACAGATGGACAGGGCGACCGAATTGCGCGCGCAGCGGTTCCAGCACCTTGATGCATAGCATCTTCATCGACGCGATCTGCGCGGCGTTGGGCGTATTGCCGATCCGCTGGGCAATCGCGGTCGCCGATGCGGTGAATTCGGCCAGGGTGAAATTGGGCGATAGCCGCATGGGGCTTAGTCCTTCTTCGGGAAATAGCGATCCATCACGCGCGCGGGCAACGTGGCCAGCGAGTCGCCGGCGGAGCGCATCAGGCGGGGCGTGGCGTCGAAGGCGATCAGGGCGATGGCAAAGGCGATCGACTGGGCGACAAAGCCATTCCAGCCGGTCACGGCGATAATCCCGACCGTCGCATAATAGCTGACCGTGGAGCCGACGATCCATTGCACGAAGCGCTGCCTGAAGGGCAAAGCGGGCTTCCAGGCCTGGGCGACCGCCGAACCGATCAGCGAAGGGGTGAGCGAGGCGACGACTTCGGCAACCGAGGGGATGAGGGTGCGCAGATCCATGGATGTCAGTCCCAGAGTTGGATGAGGGGGAGGACGCGCGTATTAGCGGCATCGGCGGCGGCAGTGGTGGCGGCGATGATGACGGCGGCGCCGAGCGGCAATATGGAGCCGTCATCGACCAGGCCGGGATTGGCATCGAGAATGCGCGTCAGTTCGCTGGGGCCAAGGCCGGCCTCGCGCCAGATCAGCAGATCCAGCGTGTCCCCTTGTTTGGCGACCAGGCGCTGCGCCGCCGCCATCAAATCAGATCGACCGTGGTGCGGGTACGGCCAAGAATATCGCGGATCGCATGCTGCGCGTCGCGGCGCAGATCGTTGATCGAGCCTTCCAGTTCGCTGGCCTGGTTGGCGCCGGCGGCCGTGGTATCGAAATCGCGGTGGCGCTCGATCAGTTCGGCCTTGGCGAACAAAGCGACGGCGCGCTGATAGCCCTGGACGCGGACGCTGACGCCATCGATCTGCGCCGCCGGTACGGCCGCAAGGGTGACATGGCCGGCGGCGATCGAGGCGGTGGCGAAGGCCAGCAGATCGTTGCGCGCCGTCATGATCGCGCCGACGATCGCGCCGCGCAGGCGGGGCGCGCTGATACTGGTCGGGATGCGCGCGACGTCCCGCACATGGGCCGGACCGATATCAGGAAAGAAGCCGTCATTAACGACGATGGCTTCCGCCGCCGGCGGTGCTTCTATCTCCGACGATGGCGGGCGCGCGACGAAACTCATGCCAGAATGACCTGCGCCAGCTTGTTCATGGTGAGAATGCCGCCGCCTACAAAGACCAGGCCAAAGGCGAGCAAGGTGGCGGGAAGCCAGCGGGGGCGCACATCTTCATGCGCAGCCAAGGCGCCGCCGATCAGCAGGCATGCAGCGATGACTGCGAAAATCAGGCTCGCGAGCGAAAGCGCGATCGTCTTGAAAATGAGCCAGATAGCGAGAGCGATGGTCATGTTGTCTCCAATCCTCGCGCCGGCTTACAGGGGTGGGGATCGGGTCAGAGAGCGGCCCTATGGCCCGAAGGCCTCCCGCTCTGCACGATCCGCCCCTGAGCGCCGGGGGCGAGCTTGTCAGGCGGCATCGTCGCCGCGTTGTTCGTATTCGGGCGGGAAGGCGGCCAGATTGGCCGCGATCAGCTTTTCCGCCTTTTTGATCCTGGTGTTGACGCCGATGCGGCTGTGCAGGCGATGCGCTTCACGCAGGCTGTTGCGGGCAACCGTCAGGCGGGCGCGCGCCGCCGGCCCGGCTTCCATATCCTCGGCGATGGTCAGTTCCTCGGTGCCGATCGCCTTGAACAGCTTGGCGCGCACCTCGTCATGGATGTCATGCGCTTCGGTCAGGTCCGCGACACGATCGAGGATGTCGAGCGGGAAGGATGCCCCGGCGCCCTGAGCCTTGTTGGCGGCGTCCGCGATTTCCTCGACCACAATCGTGGCAGGGTCGCGCTGATAGCGCGACGGCATGGCGACCCGATGAGCGAACATGAAGGGGACCAGGTCGAGCGCATCCGCATAAGAGGCAGTGTCGATCAGCCAGACCATGACGGTGGGCAGCACTTCGGCGGCCGTGCCGGTGCCTACGCCGGCGTCGGCCGCGATCAGACCCGCGACCCAGTCCCGATATTCAGGCAGCATCTCGCGCTTGGCCGCGATCTTGAGGTCGATCGACTTAATTTCCTTCAAGCGCCGCAGATCATGGGTGAGGCGCAGCGCGATCTGCGCGGCGGCGCGATCGGCCGCGCTGGAGACGTTGATCCCCGATGCCGGGAGAGGAGCGGCATCGGGGACGGCCGCCACAAAATCGAGGACGGCCGCAGCATGTTGGGCAGCGAGAATTTTTTCCCGGTGACGACGAGCGAGGCTCATTGCGTGTCCTGTCAATTGGGGCGGTTTGGCGTGGGGGCGGCTGCCGGCGATCAGGCCGGCTTCGGCCCCATGACGATGTTTTCGATAAGGACGGTCTTGCCGTAATCCTCGACCACGAAAGCCTCATTGACGCTTTCATAGTTGGCTATCTGGGTCAGTTCCGGTTCGTCCTTGAGGTAGCGACGGCGCGATTCCTCCTGTTCGTAGATCGCCAGATTCTTGTAGCTGGTGATGAGGATGGACGAGGTGGGGAAGTCGGGCACGCGCTCGGCAGGGAAGCCGCCGACCTGATTGGCCGCCCGCAGGATGGCGTCGCGCGCCAGTTGCTCGGTCGCGGTGTCGCCCGCCTTGTTGATGATCGGCATATATTTGTCGTGGACCAGGTCGCGGCTGATCATCACCACCAGATCATCGGCATCCTGATGCCAGTCATCGAGCAGGGTGCTGGCGTCCTTCACCAGTGCGTCCAGATTGACATAGTCGCGCTTGGTGGCGTCGCTGCTGTCGGCGACATAGATCGCCTTGCCGGCACCCGACAGCGCGCCATCGTCCAGTACGCGCGCCGGGGCAAAGGTGCGGATCTTGTGCAGCCAGCCCTTGTTGACGTCCTGCAGGCGGGGATTGGCAACCAGATCGGTCGCAGCGGCGACCGAGGTGCCGTGGAAGCCGATAGTGATGCGATCGAGCGCCTGGCGCTTGAGGATGACGTCGCGGACCAACTGCTGGAATTCGGGCTTATGGCGCCAGGCGTCGAGCCGTTCCCACGAAATGGCATGGTCGTAGAAGGTCTGTTCGCACCGATAGCGGCCGCCATCGCTGGTATCGGTCGGATCGGTGGGCGTGCGGCGCGTGCCGCCGCGCGTGTTGACGCGGCCCGCCAGCGGGCGGGTGACGCCGACGCCGACCTTGTCGCCTTCCTGATTGACGACGGTTTCGAACGCGATCTTCTGGAGGAAGGCGCTCGACTTCTGGATCAGCTCCACCATCTTTTGCTGGACGGACGGGGCGACCGAGAAGCTGTCGGTCGCATTGGGGACGCCGCTCAGACGGGCGATCTGGGCCAGATAGGCGTTGAAGGCGATGCGAGTGTCACGATGCATGGGGAGGCTCCTGGGCGGAAAGGGCAGCGGGCGAGAGTTGCGGTCTGATCAGCAGTCGGTCTGGACCGTGGCGCCGCCGCCGGTGGCAGGCTGCCGGTGGAAGCTGTTCGTCTGCTCGGTCGTTTCCAGTTTGGTCTTGAGCGTCGTGAATTCGCCCTGCAGGGCCGCCAGCGCGTCGGTGGACGGCTTGATGGCGGCGGCAACCTGTTCGCCCAGCGCCGTGCTGAAGGCCGCGACGTCGAAGCTGTTGTCGTTCGCGGGCGGGGGCGTCTTGGGTTCTTCCTTCAACTTGTGTTCAGAGGGCGCGAACTTGGCCGCCATCGCCGAGAAGCCGGCAATAATGGCATCCTTGATGCTGGTCGAACTGACCTGGTCACTCTCCATGTCGATATCGACGGCCTCGAAAGCCTCGGAGAAGAGATTGCCCGGCGCGGACTTGCGCGCGTCGAACATGGGCTTGAAAGCTGCAAAGTTGAACGCTTCGACACCGAGCGAGGCGGGATTGTCGGTCAGACCAAGGCCGGTCATGCCGATCTTGCCGGTGCCCGCGAAGTCGGGGGAGATTTCCAACGAGGGATAGGGCTTCTGACCTTTGGCGCGCATGGCGATCAGCTGGTCATTGGGTTCAACCTGGGCATAGAGGGCGCGACGGCGCTGCGTCTGACCGTCGATGGTGAATTCGTCGGTCTGGGCCTTGACCGCGACGACATCGCCATAGCCGTTGAACGGCGGCTCCGGGCTGTAGCCCTTGATATGCTCGACGTTGATGCGCGGCGTATAGTTGGCGGTGTTGAAGGTCGCGACGATATCGTCAATCCACGAGGCCTCGATCTTGCGGCCGTCGCTGACGGTGAAGCCTTCGACGAAGACGCGGAAAAATTTGCTCTTGGCCATGGTTGGTCCAGGTTCCCGTGCTGGCGGGGCGGCAAGCCCCTGTTGAGCGCAGAAAGGGACGCAAAGAGGCATCGGCTCAAGATGTTGCATTTGTAGAGGCGGCCTCTACAAATGGAGTCCGGTGCTTCCCGGCGGATGCGCGCGGCATGGTCCGCCGCGATGACACAAGCATCCCCCCAGCCCGGCGCGCCATCTGCCCTATGGCAGTTCGATCCGCGTCGTCATGCGCGCAGCCTGTATTGGCGCGGGTGGGGCGTGACGCAGATCGCGGAGGAATTCGCGCTGCATGCTGTCGTCAATGACAAGGGCGGGCCGATCCCGCGCGCGACGATCGAGGCGTGGAAGCAACGCGACCGCTGGGATGATGCGCCGTCGATCCGCAAAATCGAGGACGGATTAGAAATCCGCCTCCTGACGCTGATCGCCAAGGAAAAAAAGACCAGCGCCGATTATGTCGAACTGGACGCGCTGCGCCGCCAGGTCGAGAGCCTGGCGCGTGTCCGCCGCCATGATGCGCCTGGCGGCCATGCCGGCGATCTCAACGACAAGGTCCGCAATCGCAACGCCGGGCCGCGCAAGAAGGCGAAGAAGAACCACTTCACCGCCGATCAGGCAGCCGAACTCAAGCGCATCTTCCTCGACGGCCTCTATGATTATCAGCATCGCTGGTGGCAGGCGAAGGATCAACGCACCCGCATGATCCTCAAGTCGCGCCAGATCGGCGCGACCTATTATTTTGCCTTCGAAGCGCTGATCGACGCGATCGAGACGGGCCGCAACCAGATATTCCTGTCCGCGTCCAAGGCGCAGGCCCACCAGTTCCGGTCCTATATCGTCAGCTTCGCCAAGCTGGTTGGTGTGGCGCTGACCGGCGATCCGATGCTGATCACGTCGGATCTGCGCCCGGCAGAAGAAGCGGCGGCCGAACTGCATTTCCTGGGCACCAATTTCCGCACCGCCCAGGGTCGCCATGGCAATTTCTATTTCGACGAATTTTTCTGGGTCCATTCGTTCGAGGAACTGAACAAGGTCGCCTCTGGCATGGCGACCCACAAGAAATGGCGCAAAACCTACTTTTCGACGCCATCGACCGTCGCCCATCCGGCCTATCCATACTGGACGGGCGAGCGTCGCAACCGGCGGCGCAAGAAGGCCGACCGGATCGAAATCGACGTCAGCCATAATGCGCTGGCGATCGGGTCGGTCGGCCCGGATCGCATCTGGCGCCATATCGTCAACATCCGCGATGCCGAGGCGGGCGGGTGCGACTTGTTCGATATCGAGGAACTGGAAGACGAATATGCGCCCGACGAATTCGCCAATCTGTTCCTGTGCGATTTCGTGGACGACAGCCTGTCGGCCTTCCGCTTCAACGACCTGGTCAAATGCGGTTGCGACAGCCTGGTCGAATGGGCGGACTTCAATCCAGAAGCCGCGCGGCCGTTCAGCTATCGCGCGGTCTGGGCTGGTTATGATCCGCAGGACAGCGAGAGCGGCGACAATGCAGCCCTGGTCATCATGGCGCCGCCCGATCGCGAGGGCGGCACGTTCCGCATCCTTGAAAAGCATCAGCTGCGCGGCTTGGACTTCGAACAACAGGCCGAATTTATCCGCGCCGTGCTGTCCCGTTACAATTGCACCTATGTCGGCGTCGATGCCACCGGCGTTGGCGCCGGCGTCTATCAGCTGCTCGCCAAGACCGAAAAGGGCGTGGTGAAGATCGAATATTCGCTGGAGGTGAAGGCGGGCATGGTCATGAAGGCGCAGAATGTCGTGCGCCGGGGTCGCCTGTCTTTCGAGGCCGGTTGGATCGACATCGTCTCATCCTTCATCAGCATCAAGAAGACGCTGACCACCAGCGGCCGCAACGTCACCTTCAAGGCGGGTCGCGGCGGCGGCGATGGCCATGCCGACCTCGCCTGGGCGGTCATGCACGTCCTGATGAATGAGCCGCTCGACGGCAAAGAAGCCCCCAAAGCAACAATGGAGATCCTATGAGCAAGCGCGCGCGCCGCATGAACAGGGCGGAGGCGCAGCGCGCCGCGCAGGGGGTGATCGTCGCCAGCAGCCAGAAGGCCGGCGTGGAAGCCTTCGCCTTTGGCGACCCCGAACCGGTGATGGACCGGGCGACATTGATGGATATGGTCGAGTGCTGGCACAATCAGCGCTGGTACGAGCCGCCCTTGCCGCTGGACGGCCTGGCGCGGGCGTTTCGGGCCAGTCCGCACCATAGCAGCGCGATCATCCTCAAGCGCAACATCCTGGCGGCTAGCCCGCCTTATTCACCAAAAGTGTCCTGAAGGGTTGGCGGGAGTGGCGTAAGCCTCTGATCTGAATTAGGAACTGGGTGTCTAAGCCGAACCTGCCGCAGGGCAGAAAATGCCACGGGCCACACCCGCCATGAACGATGATATCGCAAGCTCATTTGGATTCCCAGCAGTCGGCCGCAAGAAAATCACAGCTGCGTTCGACGGTGGCCGGCTTACCTCGGATGGCGGTGTTCTACTGCTTGCACAGGCCGAGCGCGCGATGGGGATTTGCCAGCGCCTGGCGGCTTGTATTGCCGATCCGCGCGATCCAGCGCGGGTGATCCATCGCCTGGATGACATTCTGCGTGCCCGTGTGTTCGCGATTGCGTGCGGCTATGAGGATGCCGATGATCTCGATGCTCTGCGCGACGATCCAGGCTTCCGCCTGGCGCTCGGCAAGCTGCCGGAATCGGGCGCGGGGCTGGCCAGCCAACCGACGATGAGCCGGTGGGAAAATGCACCGACTACGCGCGAACTGGCCAGCATGATGGCCGCGATGATCGACATCTACTGCGCCAGCTATCCCGCCCCTCCGACAGCGGTCACGCTGGATATCGACGACACGTGCGACGTCGTGCATGGCTATCAACAGCTCTCGTTCTGGAACGGGCATCATGGGGAGCGCTGCTTCCTACCGATCCATATCTACGACACCGCGACCGGCAGGCCGGTGGCCATGCTGCTGCGCACAGGCAAGACGCCTTCTGGAAAGGAGGCGGCGGGGCACATCCGACGCCTGGTGCGTCACCTGCGCCGTAATTGGCCCGATACCCACATCACTATCCGCGGCGACGGGCACTATGGTCGACCCGAGGTCATGGCCTACTGCGATGCGGCCCGCGTCGATTACGTGTTCGGCCTGCCCACCAATTCAGCGCTGCGCGCCGATCCCGCCATTGTTGCGGTCGCCGATGCCTGCGCGGTCAAGCGCGCCCAGCGTCAGTGTCCCGTCCTGCGCAACTATGCCGAGACCCGCTATGGGGCAAAGACCTGGAAGTGCCAGCGTCGCGTCGTTGCACGGATCGAGGCCAGCACGCTGGGCATGGACATCCGCTATGTCGTCACCTCGTTGGCAACAGGATCGGCCGAGCACATCTACGACACGCTCTACTGCGCGCGTGGTCAGGCCGAGAACCTGATCAAGCGCCACAAGTCCCAGCTCGCCAGCGACCGAACCTCGTGCCGCTCGGCCAATGCCAATCAGATGCGCCTGATACTGCACACTGCCGCATACTGGCTGCTATGGCGCATCCAGCAGGCGATGCCCAGGACCGCTGCTCTGGCAAGCGCGGAGTTTACCACCTTGCGCCTGCGGCTGCTCAAGGTCGCTGCGCGCGTCGTAGAAAGTGCTAGCCGCATCCGCATTGCCTTCGCTTCCGCCTGTCCGGATGCCGACCTGTTCCGCGCCCTCGTTCTCCGGCTGAAGCCTGCGCCGACGTAGCCCATGCGGCAGCGCCGCAGAACTCCGAGCCCAGCCCTTCAACCCGAAAAGCCCATCAATCCGAATGCGGTGAAACAAACGCCAGCGATGCCGGTCGTCCGCGCAATACAGCCAGCCGCAGCAAATGCCCAGAGCGGACCCGAAACCGAGCGTCGTGAATAAGAGAGGCTAGCTTCAAGCCGACGCAGCTTCTGTCGCGCAAGGCCTTCACGGCGGCGGTCCAAGACTATCTCGTATTTGGAAACGCCTATTTCGAGGGCCGGCAGAACCGCCTGGGCGGATTGCTACGTCTGGATCACAGCCTGGCCAAATATACGCGGCGGGGCGTGAAGCCGGGCAGCTTCTGGTGGGTGCCGGGCTTTGGAAATGAAAGCGAGTTTGCGGCAGGGAGCGTGCTGCAGATCATGGCGCCCGACGTCAATCAGGAGATCTATGGAATCCCTGAATATCTTTCGGCCCTGCAGTCGGCCCTGCTCAATGAGAGCGCGACGCTGTTCCGTCGGCGCTATTATCTGAATGGCAGCCATGCCGGCTACATCCTCTATGCCACCGGTGATTTTGCCGAGGGCGACGTGGATGCGATGCGTGACGCGCTCAAAAAATCCAAGGGGCCGGGCAATTTCCGCAATCTGTTCGTCCATGCGCCCAGCGGCAAGGAAGGCGGCATCAAGTTGCTGCCGATCGCCGAGGTGGGCGCGAAGGACGAATTTCTGGGGATCAAGAACACGACGCGTGACGATGTGCTGGCCGCGCATCGCGTGCCGCCGCAGCTGCTCGGCATCGTGCCGCAAAATGCCGGCGGCTTTGGCAGCCCGGCCGACGCGCGTGACGGGTTCCACGAACTGGAGATCGAGCCGATCCAGGCGAAGTTTCTGGAGGTGAATGACGAACTGGGGGAGGAGGCGGTCAGATTCGAATTGAGGGAATGATTACGCAACCGTTTGACGGGCATAGTGGGTTAAGCTAATGAGAAAGTAATACTGAAAAAATTCAGATGCTTACTTGAATGCCTTGGGTGAAAATGCCGTTATGAGCGCTATAAATCTGATTAAAGGTGTATCGACTGATCACCATGACCAACGTTTCTTGCTGGAAGATGGATTGATCGCATCATGTTGGGAGATTTCCGTTAAAGGTTATACGCAGGGTGGAGAGGTTTTAGTGTCAAGACATGGGTGGCTTGAAATGTCGTGGCCTTCAGATATTGAAAGGATCCGCGTTGCGCAAGATATCGTCGTGACAGAAGAATTGGCGAAAAGCCCGCGTAGTTTGAAATTTAATCTGATTACTGATGGCGCTATACCATATGGCAACAAGCTGGATTGGATAGCAATTGTTGGTTCTGAAACAAAATCTGCGTATAAGATAGATAAAGAGTTTTTATTCGAGGAAAAAATTCAGGATGGAAATCATTTTGTCTGTGGAAGAATAGAAGAAATGTCATTTGATATCGGAATGAACTATAAGTTCATGATTCAAATATCATCGAAAATATCGAATATGACGATATTGGATTCCGATTTGATTGCATTTTAAGTAAGAAGATGTGCCCGGTATATCGAGAAATTTCGTGCCGGACCTTTCGAATTGAATTTAAGCGGGGATGATCGCGCTGCAACGCGGCCACCGACGAGGATGCATCTCGCCACAACCAACCGGCCACCCTGGCCGCCCCGCCCTCGCCAGGGCGGTGGTTCATCTGTGAGCGAATTTCCTACATGTCACTTGAAAAAATCAATCCCGTCGCGCCTGCTGCCGGTTATATCGGCGGCAAGCGCAATCTTGCCTCTCGTCTGGTGTCGATCATCGGCCAAGTGCCGCATGACAGCTATGCCGAGCCGTTTGTCGGTATGGGCGGTATCTTCCTGCGCCGCAAGGTCCGGCCGAGGGCTGAGGCGATCAACGACGTCAGCGGCGATGTGGCCAACTTCTTCCGCACCCTCCAGGAACATTACCCCTATTTCATCGACATGCTGCGCTGGCGGGTGTCGAGCCGGGCCGAGTTCGATCGCCTGCGGGCGCTGCCGGCTGACCGGCTGACGGATCTGCAGCGCGCCGCTCGGTTCCTTTACCTCCAGCGGCTTGCCTTTGGCTGGAAGGTGCAGGGCAGGGCCTTTGGCGTCGATGCCAGGAACGGCGGCCGCTTCAACATCGCAAAGCTTGAGCCGATGCTGGCGGATATCCACGATCGCCTTGCCGGTGTCGTCATCGAGCAGCTGGGCTATGCGGACTTCATCCGGCGCTACGATCATGCCGGCGCGCTCTTCTATCTCGATCCGCCCTATTGGGGATGCGAGACGGACTATGGCCAGGACGTGTTTTCTCGCACCGACTTCGCCCAGCTGGCCGAGCAGCTGGCCGGCATAAAGGGCAAGTTCCTACTGTCCATCAACGCTACCGACGGCGCGCGGGAGACGTTCGGCCGCTTTCACGCGGCTGATGTCGCCACCACCTATTCCATCGGCGGCGGCCAGCCCAAGCCGGTGACCGAATTGATCGTGAGCAACTTCGAATTGCCATAA